GACAAAATCTTTACCAAGTATTAAACCTTGACTTAATTCATTTGAAAGCAATATAGCAACCTCTTCAATAGCCTCGCTAGCTATAGACTTACCAGTTTCTACAGACCATTGATACGCGGCTTGCATATTAGTTCTAGTTACTAACGAACCTAAGCTACTAACGTTTTTAGATGTTAAATCACCTATTAGTTTTTGTGAGTTACCAATTGTACCAAAAAAACTACTTATAGCTACTTCTGATAACATAGCCATTCCTACAGCACCGTTTATTTGTCCTCTTGAAAAGTTGTTAGAAGCTATAGTTTTTTCAAGATCTGTTTTTAATCTAACATAATCTTGTTTAGATACTTTACCATCTTTATAATTTTTCTCAAGTTCACTTAAGTCTGTTTGAGCTTTTTTAGCCATTTCAACTTGACCTTCTAATTGAACTAGTGTTTCGCCACCAGCAGACAGTCCAAATAAACTAGCTGCTACAACAGGTGGTAAACCTACAGCACTAGTACCTACAGCCACAACAACAGGTGTTACTTGTTGAGCTAAGGTTCTACCTACAAATATACCTGTTTCACCCTGCTTTATAGCGTCATTATAAGACAGCATAGTTGGTAGATAAGCTTGACTACCTTCTTGTATTGCTTTTAATTTTTCTTTTGCAGCATCTTCACCAAACACAGCTTGAATACCATAGTACATTGAGCCTACACTATTTGATAAATCTGTTTTTAAAACAGTTAATAAGTCATGTTCCTTAGATATATAGCTTAAATCACTTTTTGCGTTTTGAATTTTAACTTGTAATTTTTCTACATTACTTGTTAGTTTTTTTACAGACTGATTATAAGTATCAATAACACCTTTATATTCATCAAAGTCAGAGTCTAATTTTTTTTGATATTCTTGCTCTAAAGTTTTTATTTGATCTTTTCTACTTTTATTAAAATTGTTTACTATATTATTTATTTCTTCAACTAAACTAGAGTCTTCTTCTGTAAAAGTTTTTTCATTTGCTTTTTCAGTTTGATATATATTAAAAGCTTGATTATACTGAATACTTTCAGCCATAGTAAGTTCACCTGCTTCTGCTTTTTTCTGTAATCGTTCTATAACTTTAATACTATCTACTATTTTCTTTTGAGATAAATTAAATTTAGATGTTAACGTTTCTCTTTGTTTATTTAAACCGTCTAACTTGTTATTAACCTCTTCGCTATTACCAACATATTTGCTAGCATCTATAACATATCTAGCATTTTCACCTTTGCCTACAACTTTAATACCAATACCTTTACTATTTAATTCTTTATTAAAAGCTTCAAATTTTTTTTCAAAAAGATTAGTAGCTTCTGTCTGGATTTTTTTCAAATCTTTAGCTTGAGTTTCGTAAAGATTTGTTTGCAACTTGTGATTAACAACCTCGTCATCATCAGTTACTACAAGATGATTTTCTATAGCTGATTTTAGTAATATAGCTTGAGGATTATCCTTCATTATATTCTCTAAATGCACGTCAGCATTTTCGCTAGCTCTAGAGTTTGCTAACCTATCAACATCTTCTTCTGTGTGACCAACCTCATTTGTTATAAGATTATTAAGACTATCTATTGTTTTTTGATCTGTTATAGATCCACCTAAAATAGCTGTAACTTGAGCGTTTTTATCTTCTTGTGATAAATTAGTATCTTGTAATATATTGTTTACTTTTTTTAATTGATCATATTTAAATTGATCTGCTGTTTTAGGTTTGTATTCTCTATTTAGTTGTTGACCTTTTCTTTCAGTGTATTTTTTGTTACCACCTGAAATAGATGCACCACCGTCAATTGTAGCAACATCATTTACTGTAATAGTCTTTTTAAAAAAATTATCAAGTACATCAAGATCATTTTGATTAGTAACATCTTCTTTTAAATTAGCGTGTATTATACCGTTAGTAGCGCCATTCCATATTAATTCTTTTTTTAACTCGTCACGATCTTGATTATTAAGATTTGTTTCTTTAATTTTTCTCTGTTCTAAAGTTATTTGCTTATAAGTTTCTCTTATATTATTATCTATAACTCCAAACTCTTCATCTGATAAATTATTAAAAAACCACTTTTGAACATCGTCTGCATTACCAATTGTTAAGCTTTCACCGTTTTTAGATAACGAGTACTGACCAACGTTTTCAGTTTTTTGAACAGTATAACCTAAATCGTCTAGATTTGCATTTATTTGAACAATATCATTATTACTATAAACATTATCTTTCCGACCTCTAACCGCAAGAGCGTTTGTTATAAAAACGTTTCTTGATGAACTTAGTTCTTTATTTTTTTGTTCTATATAATTTAGATCAAAGTCTTTTTCAACATCAAGCTTTGTACCATCTGCAAATATTGCCATACCCTCTTCATTAACAGCCATAGATGAGTATGCACTATTAAAATAGACTATTCTACCTTCTTTAGTCATTTTAGAAGGATCGCTCTCTGAATTTTTTATTGCATTTTTATCTGATTTATCCTTTATATTCTGATCAGAATTAGAATCACTTATGATTTGATACTCTTGTGAGTCCGAAGAAATAGTCTCCGAATCTGAGTCCGTATTGTTTTGTGCTGGAAGATTTTGCCCTACAGTCGCACTTTCCGTAAGGCCTTGTTGGTTTCCCGAGTCAACATCATCAAGATTAGCACCATCTGTTAATTCAACTTCATTTTTTAGATCATTTTCCTCTTGTTCACTGTTGACTGTGTAGTCTTGTCCATTAACCTTTATGGTTTTTGGATATTTATCTTGTGTCATACTGTATCGTTAGTTACCCGTTAATATTTATTTTTTAAAAGCTGCAGATATAACACCTTTTTTATATTTAATTGGTGCTTTTTTATCTTCAGTTTGCGCTATATTTTTTCTGTTTAGTACACCTATATTGTGTTGTTTTCTTAAAAAACCTGTATAATAATCAGTGAGTTCGGCTCTGAACTCTTTTTCATATGCAGGATCGTTTATCATAAACATAGCTGTTCTTTCAGCTTGCTCATCTGTAACGTTAGCTTGCATTTTTATTTTTTGTTGTACGTCATTAAAAAACGTTCTACCTGGTATCATCTCATCATATGCTAGTGACTGTAAATTACTAGATCTACCAACTAACGTTGACTCAACTTGTCTTCTTGCTGCTAGCTCGTTAAACACTGGATTTTCAGCAGCGTTAGCATTTGACGATGTTCTAAGATAATTATTGCCCATCTTAGTTAAAACATCTTGACTTTCTTCGTCTTTTAGTTTTATCATTTTTTTAAGATTAGATAAGTCAGTCCATCTAGCACCTTTATTATCTATTATTTCTTGTAAACCTTTAACAGTATCTTCATATGCTGGGTCTTTTGATAAATCAGCTTTATTAGCCTCTATTTCAGCTAGTCTTTTTCTAGCATCAAAAACCATTTTATAATCTGGCATAACGACACCTATTTGATCTTTGTCAGGACAGTTTGGCACATTTTCAGGACATCTTTTTTGAACTAATCTAGGCTCGTCATCTAGTAAGTTCATAACAGCTTCGCCTTGTTCACCGTCTTGCCACGTGCTCATAAGTGATCCAGTGCTATGTGCAGCAGCTAAATCTTGTCTAAAACTTCTATAATTAACGATAGCTTCTTTTAATTGATTAGTTTCTCTTTTAACTAAACCTCTTTCAACCTCATTACCATTTATAAATCTTTCTCTTTTTTCAACTAATGTATTAAATATATTTACATATTCTTCAGCTGGTAATTCACCATCATTATCTAACGACTTTTGTACAGCTTGACTTATTCTTTGCCTTTTTGTAAACAAAGATGATTCTTCATCTGGTCTGTCTGTTATATTATATTTTTCTATCATAATTAAATTTTTATGTCAAACCATTACATGGTGGTGGATATTCAACTTCACCTACTTTCATGCCTAAAAAATATTTTCCAGGTGGTCTTTCGTTTCCAGGTTCACTTTCAATAGGTGGTGGTGATGTACCAGCAGATGGCCCCGGTGGTTGTACTAGCATATTACCTAGTGAGTCAACTCCACTAGCTATAGAGTCCCATTTAGCTTGTTGTGCTGCTGCAGCTTGTTCTCTATATGCTGCAACTTCTTGCTGTGACATACCTAATAACGTGCCCACTTTGTCTCTTTCTGCGTTTCTAGACCAAAGCTCACCTTGTCTTTCCATATTCTGCAAATTAGCAGCCATGTTTCTTTCTTTCATTTGATTTTCACGTTCTTGAAAACCTATTGAAGACGAAGACTGTTGAGCAGCTAGTTTACCTTGATTTGACAAAGCTTGTGCTACTGCCGCTATACCTGAGCTACCAGCAGAGTCTCTTATACCACTTAGTATGTTTGCTTGACTCTCTTGAAACTGCTGACTTTCTAACTCAAACTGTCTTTTATTTATAGTTAAGTCTTCCATTGTATTCTCCATGTCAGCATATGGATTAGATGTATCTAATTGAGAATACTCATCTTTCAATGCTTTCATTTCTTGATTAGCTCTAGCAGCTCTACGCTCAGCTTTCTTTTGCTGTTTATGAGCGCTAATAGCACCAAGAGCTGTACCAGCAACACTTAAACCTAAACCTAACATTAACGACATAATAAATAATTTAATAAGTTAAACCACCAGCATCGTACCTTTGACCGGTAGGTTGTTGAGCATATTGATCTTGATATCCAGAATAATCTATAGCTTTTCTTTTTTTACCTCTAAATATATCTCTAAATCTTTGTCTTCTCTGTCTTCTTCTTTCGTATCTTTCTCTAAAGTTTTCAAACTTATCGTTTGACCTAACTGTTCTTTTACTTCTTCTTCTAGCTTTTGACAGTTGAACTCTAGACGATCTATTTGTTGTTCTTTCAACACTATCAACCATATCAGCAAAAGCTCTTGACTTGGCTATTTGTCCATATTTTCTAGTACCCTTACCTGATGCAGCATCGTAAGCACCGCGAACAAGTATAGCATTTGTTTTCATTGGACTAATTGTTTTGTATGGCGTATATCCAGTTTTTTTATTCATCGGGCCCATACCAGAAACACCTTGTAACATACCCATGCCTGGTGCTATAGCTCCTGTGTCAGACGTGTTATCACCTTGACTAGCACCAAATAGTCTAGTAGAAGCGCCCATAACGCCTTTTCTAGCTTTACGCAAAGCTTTACCTATAAATTTATTTGGAGATCTTTGTTTATATGCCATAATTTTTTACTTTATTCTTTAATATAGTTACATTTTTTGCAACTTATTTACTACTTTCTTGTATTTGACAGCCAGTTGAAAACAACTCTGCTTTTGTTTTAGAATTATTTTTAAACTCAAATTCTGCAAAATAACCTACAAGCGATGCTTCGTTTACTCTTCTATTCTTACCAAACAATATAAAATCACCAACACTTGGTTCTTGATTTGTTGTTTCGTTTTCAACAACAATAACGCCATTTGTTATAGATACTACTGGTCCTATTTCTATAGGTGCAGCTGTTCCTTGATTAACTTGAAAACCACCAACAGCACTAGAAGCTAATTCTATATAGTAAACTATATCACCAGCTTGCAAAGAAACGTTTAGAGGTGTTGGTAGTGTTATTGATATTTGTGCCATATTATGATCTTGTTATTAAATTATCAAATTTTAAAGCCATAGTAACATCTTGTGTACCCCAACTTGTTATATAAACTTTAAACTGCAAAGTTAATGTGTCGTTGCTACTAGATACTGTACTTACGGCTTGATCTATTCTAGTTATACTTATATTAGTTCCTCCATTTTTTTTAAAATTAGAGTTTGTCCAATCAGAAAGTGACTGATCTTCATTACTCCATACAGGTGCGCCAAAAGTGTTTTCTGTTGATTCTGTTTCACCTAAGCTATTAGTAAATGATACAGCTCCACCACTACCTGATTTAGCTGAAAAAGCACCACTTAAAGCTGTCATCACATATTTTACTTTAAAAAAAGTACCGTCTCTATTATTAAAAGTTCCATCACTACTATTAAACTTACCTTTGTAAGTTTTATCAACATTAGCTCCACTATTAAAAGTTTGAACAGCACCACCATTTACACTTAAATTAACATTACCAGCACTTTCACCAGTTGTTGCTCTAAGTGTTAAAGTTGGATGAACGTTTTGTGTAAGTATTTTACTAGCTATAGTAGAACCTAAATCACTAACATTAAAACCACCTGTTTTAGCTTCAACTTGATTTTTAAAATTTGTTGAAAATTTAGTTGTATAATCGTTTACGTTTAGTGAATATCTAGTTTTTGATGAAACTCTAGGAAACCTAACGTTAAACGAAACAAAACCAGTTGAAGGTATTGTAACAGATTTACCTCCAGTCTTACTACCATCAGCTAGTTCAACACTAAGATCACCAAAGTTACCAAAAGCAACATGCTGTGAGTTAACTATATTACCATTAGAGTCTACTGAGTCTAATAATTTTGTTATACTAAAATCAACAACAACACCAGGTGTACCTCTAACTATTATTTTTTTATTTTCACCATTAATATCTATAGCATCTTTACCATAAGTAATGCTATTTATAACACTAGGACTTTCAGGTATAGTAAACGAACTATTTTCAAGTTTAAAACCTAATCCATCAAACTCTTTAACATTTTCTTTAGCTGTATAAATAACGTCATATAAATAAGACTCTACGTTTCTAGTAGTAGAATTTACTGTTGTATCAATTAAATTTAATTTAACAGTACTATTAACACCTGTTGTTGACTTTTGAAAATTAGGTTTTGTTAGAGCGTTACCAGTACCAGGTGTTATTTTAATAGTACCAACCTTTGTTGGTTTATTTATAATTGTTCTACCTGAAAATCTAAACTTAAAAAATTCATTTTCAAAACCAGAATTTATAGTTTCAACAGAAAGTGTACCAATAATACTAGTAACTTCCATATTGTTTCCATTTTTAAGTGTTTTAGTTTCTGTAGTAGCCATTATTCATCATCTATATTAAAGTTAAACTCTTGACTAGTTAATCCATCATCAACCATAGCCGAGCCGTTTATTTGTATTTTTAAATCAGCAGGATCGTTACCTGGAACATAGTTATAAAAACCATTTAGTATAACTAAAACTCCATTGCCATTAAAATCTCCTGTAGCCAAATTACTAGGTGGTGTACCACTTGAAAAGCCAGTAGCATCTATATTAAATGGAAATACGTCTGAAGCGCCACCAGTATCAACTAAAAGTATTTGATGAGTGCCGTATGGCGTTATTGTAGAACCATTAACAATATCATTATAGTTTATATTAGTAGAAACTAAAGTAGTATTACTAGTGGATATTACATTTCTATTTATATAACCTGTATAAGCAAAAGTTCCGTTTAAATTTTGTATTATACCATTTTGTATGTTTTGTTGTTGATAAGCTTGACTAACACCGTAACCATTAGTACCTAACAATTGACTAATGTTAAAAAGATAACCTTGAGATGTTAGTGTAACAGATGAGTTTTCTGTTGAGGGTGCACTAGCTAAATCATTAGCAACCCCTGGCAAATCATAAACATTACCACTACTTGCTACTGGTTGTATAGAAAGATTATGCCTTGATAAAGTAAAACCAGGTTTAGGCACTATATAAAACCAAGCGTGACTAGTTGAATTATCTCCATTTATAGCACCTGAACCAAATATAGGTGATGAAGTTACAGTTTGAACACCAGGTTTCCAGGTAAAAGTAGCTGACGTGTATGGTTCTACGTTAACATTAGTACTAGCAAGATCCCATCGCCAACTAGCAGTATTAAAAAAATTAAATTGAGATACATCACTAGGTCTAAACGCAAAAACTTGACAATTTGAATTAGAGTCTAATTCTACTGTTAAATCAAAATTAGCAGGCGCACCTGTTGCTGCTACTGTGCTATCTCCTATAGGTTGAGCATCACCATCAATATCTAGCGTTATTATAAATGGACTAGCAGCATCAATTGGTACTACAAAATCTGGATCTAAAGTAACTTCCATATTTAAGTTACCAGGTATTCCAAGATCTGTAAACGCTACTTTAGTAACCATTTCTGGTAATATAACACCTGTTTCACCTTTAGTAAAAGTGTTTGTATTAATCGTGTTTCCAGCATATGTACCAGATGATACAGTGCCACTTGAATACACGCCTGTCGCACCACTTATGCTGAAATAATTATATTTAACTTCATGAGTAGATGGGTTATTAGGAGAAATATCTGCTGCTATTAAATATGGAGCGCTAACAGTAGTTGATATAGTTTGACCAGGCCTCACTGTTACAGTAAGTGCTGTTACTTGATAATTTAATCCTTGTGTATTTACGTAAGACATATAAAATAATAATTAATCTGTTGTGTTTGTTGGATCATCAATAAAATCGCTAGTTACAGTCATGCTTATATCCGAAACAGTACCAGCTGTTATAGCAGCTTCTGTTAAATTACTTACAACTGTAGCAGTTCCTAAACCTTGAACACTAAATTCATTTAAATCTTCGTTAGTAATAGTACTTCTTTCGCCACCATCTATTCTATTATACCATTTACCTTCTTTATCTTTAAACTCAATTAAAGGTTGTTGATCAGTAGACTCTTTTAACGATTGATCTGTTAATATTTCATTTACATACCAACCATCTTTAGCATCTAAATTATAATATTCTCCATCACCTGTTATATCAAAAGCGCTACCATCAGGTTGAAAGTATTGATTAGTAGAACTTGTAAATTGAGTTACTCTAGCTTGAGAACCTTCATAATTTACAGCTTGAAAAGTTTTTACAGAACCAGGTAAATCATTAAATATCATGTTTAAACTAGACTCATAGTATGTACCATAAAAAGTATTTCTATCAACAACATCGCTATGATGTACATAAACCTTACCATCGTATGCTGTAAAATATTTACCAGAAACAGAAGCTCCTTCTTCTGGTATAAACGATTTAAAACTAGTCCAACCTTTTGAACCTTCGTTAAAAGAAACAGTTGTATCTGTATTTACACTATTATCTTTTCTCTTGATAGTTAAGTTGTATTCGCTGTTAACAGTATCATAAGTTCCTAAAAGCTCCTTAGAGTCGCTTAAATTGTCTCTAAAATACGTTTTCATACCTACACTTGATATAGGTGTTAAACCATTTTGAGATAATCTCATTACAGCACCTCTTTGTTTGTCTGTAAAATACATTCTATATTCATCAACAGCTAAAGACTCTGGATTTTTTGATATACCATAATCACCACCAAAAGGTATAGCTGTACCTAAAACTCTATTTGAAGCTAGTAGTTGCGCGTTACCATCAGCATTAAATAACGCATCTTTTTGAGTAGTTATTTTAAGTACTTTATCTTCTGTAAATGCTACAATATCTGTATCTCTAGCTTTTAAAGCTTGTATAGAACCAAATCTAGGATTTAAATCTTTAGTTATTTTTTCTGCTTGATTAAACTCATTTAATCTATTTGTTCCAGATATAGAATTATATATACCTGAATATATTATAGTACTGCCCTTTTCTTCTTCACCGTACTCTAAAAATGTTGCAGATACTTTAACACCATTGTCTAATTGTGGTGCATTGAAGTCATCACGTATTCTATCAGACTCAACACCATTACCAAATGAATAACAGTTAAACCAAGGTAATTCTACTTTATTTTTATACACATCTGTTTGTATTTCATAATACCCAGTTGTTATTGCCGTAGAAGAGCTGTCAACAGTAAAAACTGTTTCACCGTAATCTATTTCTGACGCGTCTAGTGGTGTTGCAAAACCAGTTATTCTAGCCATTGTTTTTGTTCCGTTACTATGCTCAAACACCATAAAAGTACCTATTGCAAATTCAAACGTTCCATCAAGATTTAAAACTGAATGTAAGCTTATTTCTCCTGAAGAAACAAGAGTTGATTTTACAGCTATAATAACTTTTTCATCTGTATAACCTATATGAGAAACGTGATGGTCTGTTCTAAAACTATTTAACGTTAAAGTTTCTAAATTACTATTTTTAGAAGTAACTTTTGATTTGTAAGGCGCAAAATAAGGTGTATTAGTTTTTGTTAAGTTCATTGGTATAGCATTAGAAGCTTCGTAGTATATATCTAAACCTACATCTTCTTTTGGTTCTGTTTCAAAACAAGCAGCATTAGTAGTTGGTGAAGCTTCTCCACCAGCAATACTTGCTTCAACTAAACTAATTATTATAGCTTCTCTACCGTCATGACAAACCGTTGATCTTGGATCAAACACTGTAGTATCTATACCTTGATCACCATCTCCTGCTAATAAGCCATTTTGTGTATCTAGTTTTCTAAACTCAACTCTAATACTTTCTCTACGACCCCAAAAAAATTCACCATTATCATTACCACATCTTTCACATGTATTGCTAGAATCTAAAAGCTGTATACCACTGTTATTTGTAGAATTACCAACACCACCTATAAATAAACCTGAGTAATCGTTAAAGTCTTCTAATGGTCCACCTGCTTGATATCCACCGCTACCAGTATCAAGTAAAAAGTCATCGAGACTCAAACCAGGTTGACCTTCACCACCTGAACCTGAAACATTATCATTAGAAGAACCATATTGATCTGATAATTTACTGTGATTAGCGGAATTGGTTATTTCTAAAACATCGTGATCTCCCACTACTTGATAAACGCTTTGTGTTGGATCTGAGTTAAATCTAAATAGAGTTCCATCTTTTATCATTTCATCTCTAAAAAACGCTTCATCACCTGCAGCAAAACCCCAAAGACTATCACCATTACCATTGTTAGGACCATCAACGGTATGAGCTGATATAACTATTCTACCTAAATGACCAGACTGTGTTGGTAAAAAGTTATCACCTGATTGAACACCAGCGTCTAGTCCAGTAGGTTTATAATAATCCGGACTTCTAAGTATTTGACCATCTTGCGTACCATCGTTATTATTACCAAAATTTTCACCAGCTTGATTAGGTCCTGTATATTTTAAAAACTTACCTCTACAACCGTCAATAAACATCCTAGCTTGTAAAACACTTTCAGACTCTCTAATGTGTTGCCAAAAGTTAAAAGTTTTTCTAGCCCAGTTTATAGCATTATTACTAGGATTAAATGCTAAATTATCAATAGCATTATTAGATTGACTACCGTCTTCTGATTTATGATCGCAACCTAAAGCCATAAATTTAGCTTGTGTTTCAGCGGTTGTACCAGGCGCGTTATCAACGTTACTACCCCAACCAGCAACATTAGCATTGTAAATATTTTTACCTAAAACATTTAATTCACTAAAACCAGTGTCAGTATCGTTTTGTATTGCTGGCACACCTGAGCCATCTAAGAAAGTGTAATTATGTCTATTAGATGATGTGGTGTTACCATTTTCATCTTCATAAGTCCACTCTACACCGGGATTTGTTCCTTGACTATCTATATATGATAATGTAAAACTTCTTATATTATCATAATCAGCTGATTTACCAGCTAATTTTAAAACTTTAGTTTGTAAAGCTTCGTCTTTTTCTATTTTAACAAAAAACTTACCATCAAACTCTGGTTTGTTTAATGTTACAACACTTTCTTTAAATACTATAGAATATTCTAAACCAGAAACAGTTATACCAAGATTAGTAAATCTATCAAGCATATCAGCTGCTTCACCAAAAGGCTTGTTCCATCTTATAACACCATCTTGATCTTCACCACCACTATAGTATGTTACAGTTCTAAATACTCTACTAGTTAATTTTGTACCAGCAACTTCACCTACAATACCTATTTTTAAATCACCTTTTGGTGCATATTGTTTTAAATAATCACCCCAAACTTCTTTATCTATCACAAGTTCTTGACCTGTCATTAATAGATTAGGAGCAGTGTTATCAGGATTTAAACCAACAGTATCAGAAAACATACTAGGAAACTCGGTGGCTGTTAATGTTAAGCCACCCATATCTCTGTCTTCTGTTTTTATATCATTAGGCGCTTCATTAGATATTGCTATAATTTTATATCTAGCTTTTTCAAGTACAGCTCTATCAGAGTTGTGTTCTTTTTTAAGTATTAAATAAGTTTCTTCATCAACTTTATTTCTATCAGCTGAGTTAAAAGATATCCAAGCATTACCATCTTCAGCGTTATACCATCTATCCATTACTAAGTTATAGTATTCGTTAGATGTTTCTTTAACGTAATACTTTACATATTCCATCCACTCTTCTGGAACGCCGTCTGCTTCAACTGAGTTCCAATTTTGTGTTAATTCAAAATAGTTTCTCATAGCAGCAAACTGCTTTTCAACAGTTAAATCACCACCTAAAAGTGTAGGATTATTAACAGTGCTACCTTGTAAAAATCCATTTGCTATTACTGGTGTTTCTCTACCATACTTATCACCAAATACCATACCAAACTTATAGTTTCGTTTTGTTTTAACAGATTTTTTAGGAGCATCAATAGTAGCTGTGTTGTCAAAGTTATGACTAGTTAATAAACCTACAACGCTATTTATATTATAACCTTGAACATAGTTTGAAAACATAAGTCTATTAGCTGCTATTTCTTGAGCTAACGCTCTTCTAGGTACATTGTCCCAAGATCTTAATAGTTGATTAGCGTCAACAGCTTTGTATATCATTTCCGATGTTATAACTAATTCACCAAACAACCAATTAGATGGTGGTTGAATTAGGTCTGAAGATGTTGTATAGTTGGTCCACTCTGGATCTATACCTCTTTTTATTGTTTTTACAATATAGCAAACAGGTGAGTCTGTAGGTTTATACAGTATATCAACCGCAACAATGTTAGCATCTCTTGATCTTTGATATGGTATAAAGTCTTTTATTTTTAAACTTCTAAGATTATTAACCATACCTAAGTTAAAACCTTTTTTATGATTATATTTAAACTTACCAGGTAAAAAAGCTATTTCAGACCAAGGACCAAAGCTAGAACATTCACCATCATCGTATTTATATCTACAACCAAACCTAACCATTTTAAGTTCAAACAGAGGGTCTTTTTGTTGTATATCAACATCCCAAACACCAGATCCAGCTATATCACTATTAGCCGCTATTATTTCAGAGCTAAATGAAATTAGTGTTAATTCTAGTGTGCCAGTTGTGTCGTCAAAATTATTTATACTAGCTTTTACTATAGACGCTGATTGATCGCTTTGCTCATTAAATATTAATATATCATTAGGTAACCAATTAGGTGCATTAGCTCCTTGAATTAAACTACTTGTTATTGTAAATTCATAACCGTTTTCAAAAGTAATACCAGCTAAATCAGCTACACCTACAAAATCATATTCTAATCCAAACGCTGTAGTTTCACCATCTCTATCAGTATCTTTCATCTCTAATGTTGGAGCAACTCTAGGAGCTTTCTTAATAACAGTTACATGGTCTATTTTTAAATCATTGTTAACAGCTGGTGATAATGATATTTCTAAAGCATTATCATTTACAGTTCCAGAATAATCTAATAATAAATCTTTATCTTTAGGATCTGAAAGTTTTAATTGAGTATGCGCACTACCGTCTTGTGCTGTTCCTTCAATACACTTTTTTATATTTATTTTTTTAGGCTCATTAACACCGTCTGTAAAAAATAATAAATCGTCAATAATATTTATTGCATTTATTTTAACATCTAGATCAAAATTTAAAACCCTATCATCACTTTCAAAAAATATACCAACAGCTGATATGTCATTAAAGTTATTAAAACTTACTTCATCATATAAAGTTATTTCATTATCAACTATATTTTGTATAGTAGATCTAAATATTTCAAAACTACTACCACTACTAAAAGCTACAATTTTCATACCTACCCTATAGTCACTAGCGTCTACAGCTGTAAAAGTTTGAAAAGTAGTTACTTGATTTGGATTAGCAAAAACATTAGCTCTAGTATCTACAACACCATATTTATCAACAACAACTAATTTTGTTGTAGGTGTAGAAGCACTATCAACTGTATCAACTTCTATAATAGAGTCTGCTAAAATTTTTTTAGAATTAATTGATGCGACAGGAAATATAAAGCTAAGTATATTTGGAGATGCTACAAAGAAATATGCTTTATTATTTTTTTCATTAGATATAGATCCAACTACTTTAGGTTCAGAACCATTACCAAATGGTATGCTAGTTGAATAAGTTTCAGAGAGTACTTGACTTTGAGTTAGCTCAAGATTACCTTTAATATTTTGTACAGTACCAGCATCACCAACACCGTCATTACCAACGCTATCAGTATTTCTAATCTTTACGTTTTGAGCATCTCTATATTCTCCGTTTGGTATTAGTCTTTCATCAACATCTTTGTTCATCCTAGCACCAGCGAAACTACGTTTAATTTCTGCCATAATTATTTTATTTGTTTACTCATACCTTTCAGTACTTGTGTAAATTCTTCTATTTTAATATTTGACAATCTTATTTTTGCTTTTCTAGTTTCAGCAAACCTTTCTTTTTTATATCTTTGAACTATGTATTCAGGTATGTTACTTCTTGTTGATAACACACCATACATTATATGTTTATATACAGCTTCTTCACAAAACTTATGTACTACCATTTCAGCATCAGTACCTAGTCCATCACTAACATATTTTAAAACTATTGTTTGACCACCTAATCCAGAACTAAAATGTATAAAGCCTCTTAAATAATCTATATAAAATGTGCCGTGCTGTGTAGCATATTGCGGATCTAAACCGTATCTTCTACCTTGAAAATCAAGCTCTATATCATAAGCGTCTTTTGCATCTGTATTAACATAGTCAGAAGCAGAATTATAATTAGTTGAAGTTGTACTAGTAGTTTCAATTAAGTTGTTATTTTGAAACTGATAATTACCACTATCATCTTGTTGTATAGCAAACGGATTAGCTGTTTTACCTGTAGGATATAAGTTCTTTTTAATACCATCAGATCCAACGCAAGATATAGAAACATAATTAACATAATCTTGAGGTAGTATCATTTTTAAATTTGATGGTACTTTTATTTCTTGTTGTTTAAAACATCTAAAAACATCGTATGATAATTCTTGTATAGCTCTCATACCATGAAACTGAACATCAGTTCTACTAACTTTAGATATTATTTTACCTTCACCAACATGAATTACCATAAAGGCTTTTATTATATTTTCTAATGTTACAAACTGGTAATCACCGTAATTAGCGGAGTTACTAGCGTCGTAATATTGTTCTTGATTTTGAGTTAATAATCCCATAGTTAATCATTTTGTGATTGTTTTGTTTGAGCTCTATCAGTCATAGCTACTTCTACTAAACCTGGTTTTTGTAAAACAACACCAGATAGTTGAAGTATTCTCATAACTAAATTTTCTTCTTCTGAAATATGTAGCATAAAATCTGTAGTATATGTCGAGCTGTTATTATGTAGTGCTCTACCATTTACAACTACATAACCCCACCTAGGTGTTGTTGGTTGAACATAGTAATTATATGTTACTGTAGTAGCTATTGTAGGTGTTGGAAAAATTTGTATTGAAGTAGAACTTCTAACATATAAAGGTCTAGAACCTGTTGGCGCTAGTAAAGAATTACCATTTATATTTACAATATCTCTTCTATCAACTTCATGAAGAGTAGCTTCAGGACCATAACCTTGAGAGTCTGTTTGAGAACTATCTGTTGCTTTTATTGTAATAGATTTTAACATATATTGGTTAGTTGGTATAGTAGATAAAGAGTTGTCTGCAGATATATTTGATAATTCACTAGTTAAAAATGGTTGTAATTTATTATCTAACATTTCTAACTCATCGCTATACTTAGAGTTGTTACTTGATTTGTTATACGCTGTTTTAACATCGTGAAAATAACTATCATATATTTCTCTTTGAGCTTTATCAGCTAACAAAGAAAACTCTTGAGGAGTTATATAACCTCTTTGTTCTTTATTTGCTAAAGCTAAAACTTTTTGATATACTGTATCTATACTTACTGCCATTACTATTTATTGTTATATGGAAACTTATTATTAAGCCACTCTTTTCTATCATTGCACCCACAATCTTTTTTACCTATAACTTCCATAGCTATTTGTGTTAAAGATTTTAAACCAGTAGCCTTTGTAAACTTTTCTATATCGTCACCTAATCCTTTTGATTTCATAATAATATAGTTACATAATAAAGCGGAAGGTTAGCCTACAAATAAAAATAGCCACCCGTAATGAGTGGCTATTTAAACTAGTTAATTAATATTAATTAAACCTTTTTTCTATATTTTGATATATCTCCATACCTTCATCAGTTTTAAACCAATGAGCTAAAGCTGTATATGGATGTTCATCAAAAGGAACTGTCATAATTTTTCTATCAGTTGACGACCAAACAAAATGCCTTTGATCATTTGATAATCTTATTATGTTAGCTTCAACAGCTTTAATACCAAAATTTCTAAGTTGAACATTATCGTCACTTACAAGTTCTATAAATAATTGAGGATTTTGTTTAGCAAATATAAGTAAATCTCTTTTTAATTCTTTAGAACTTAAGTTAGATACATCAGAACCTTTTTCTACACGCATTATAGCTTCTGCAGTATCTATATCTAAATCTTTAGCTATAGACAAAGCTTCAACTTCATACTCTAACCAGTCTAATTCATCTTTAGCAACTTCAACTGGATCGTGCTCATAATATATCTTATCTCTATGAGGGTGATATAATGATAAAAATTTTTGTAAAGTAGTTTGAGTTCTTGGAACAAATAAAGCACCTGTTCTAAAAACAATATGCTCTAGTCTTTGTTCGCCTTTCATTTCATCAACGAAAACTGTTCTTTGGTTTTGACAGTATTTTATTTCTCTTTCATAACCTTTTTCTTCATCAAACCAAAATAAATTTGATGCTCTAATAGAATAAGATAAAGGTTTGTTATTTCCTTTTAGATAATAAACTCTATCTTTTATTTCCCAAGTATCTTTTGTTTCAGTTTTTGTTTTAGGAACTTTAACCTTAGGTTGTTCTTGTACAACAACTGTTTCTTCAACTATAGGTTCTTCAACCTTAGTTACTTCTTTTTTCTTTGCCATAATATAATATAATAAAAATTAATAAAAAAATAGAGGCAGCACTTAGCTGCCCCTATAATAAATGATTTACTTCATTAACATAAAGTTATTAGCACCTTGTGTTACTAAACATCTTTCAGTTAAAAAGTGAATCTGCATTGCATCAAGTGCAGACGTAGCAGAACCAACAGAACCAGTAACCCAAGTTTTCATTCTTCGGTCATCAGTTTGTGAAGCTCTAAACCTTACGTGTAAGAAAGGTCTTTTTATGCTTTGTCCAACAACTTGGTCGTAAACAGAAGACATACCAGCTGGAATCATAACACCTCTGATAGCACTTGCACCAGCGAGTGAATTAATACCACCTCTTGTAGCTAAATCATTTAAGTATCTAAAGTCAGACTTGTAGAAGTCGTAAGAACCTCTTCGGAAACCTGAGAAACCTAAATTTAATGCCATATCTTCGTCGTTGTCAAATACTCCGTAAGAAGTACCTCCAGCTCCATAAGAGTTCATTGAAGCAAGCATATCATCAACTGCTAAACTAGTAGCTCTGTTTACAAACATCATGTATTCTTCAATAGCACCTTGTTTGTCAAACTCAGCTAATATAGCATCAAACTCAGCTAAATCAGTAGCTGGATTAACACCATTAACACCAGAAGTAACGTTACCTCTTGATTCTATAGCAGCAAATAAACCTTCAGTACCAACAGAGTTTGTTCCATCAGCACCATAAAGGAAGTCATCTACTCCTGAAGCTGGATCATCCGCTTTATTTATTTCAGATTCTAACATTGACATTTCAATGTAATCAGTGAAACGAGCTCTTGTATCAGCTTCAGCTTTTAAATACCATAAGTAACCAGACTCACCCATTTCGTTTGAAACTTCTACCCAACCGATTCTAGAAACATCAGATCCTGATACTTCGTAGTAATCTTTCATTATAATTGGTTTGTTAGTAAAAGTTTTAAACACAGGTTCGTTAGCTCCTCTTGCATCAACAGTTGTAGCTCCAGCAGCGTTGTAACCAGTTCCTTTAGCAAACTCAGAACCATAAACTAAAACAATAGTTCCTTTGTTAGTAGTAGCTCCAGATGTTGGAATCGTTGTTCCATCATAAGTTTTTATAGTAACATCTGAGTTTTGTCCAGTTGGACCAGAACCGTCAGCTAATGCTGTAACAACACCTTTGTAAACACCAGTTGAATTAGAAACAATAACAGTGTCATTTAATCTAATACCGTGTCCTTGTAAGATACCATCAGCGTGAAAACTGTTTTCATCAATATCACATTGAATTGTAACTTTGTCATTCGTGTCTATATTACCTTTGTAAGATAAATGTAGTCTACCTTGTTCTGACCAAACAACTTGATCTGAAGTCATAGACTCTTCTGCACCAACTTGAGATAAAAAACCAGAAATTGTTCGTGGACCGAAAACTTCTGCTTCTTGCTCCATTAAGTCAGGCAGGTATTGTTGAGCCCACGTTACATCCGTAGTGCCCGTAAAATCTAAGTAATTTGTAGATAGTGTTTGCTGCTTTGGAGCAGGTACACTATTCAAACTACCTCCTGCAGTAATTGCCATAATATATTCTTTTTAAATTATTAATTATTTTCGTTTTCTAATTTTAAAAGATCTGTTTTTCATTTCAGAAGTTGATTGTCCTAAAACTTTAAATTTAATACCATCAACATTTGTTTCACCATGTGTTGTTCTTGGACTTAAATCAATGTTTTTATCTTTAGCAATTTTTTCTTTTATAGCATCTGCTCTTCCTTGCTCATAAAAATGCTTAGCAATATTATCAGCGTTCATAGCAGTGTATAAAGACTTATGATAACCAGCAGCATCTTCGATAGTGGTTTTATCTTCACCAACAAACTTGTTGATAAAATTATCTAAGTTACTCTGTGTTTCTCTTACTTTATCAACATCTTTAACATTAAATCTAAATTTTTTATCTCCAACTTTATAATCAAAACCTTTGAAATTTTCGTTGAAAAGAGTTTTAGTTTTATTTAAAAATGTTCTTTTGCTTTTTTCAGTTAACTTCTTTTGCTTTTCAGAATCTTTATTGTATCTATTAAAAAAATCAATAGCCTTTTGCTGCTCACCAGTGAGCCTGCTACCAGCTTTAATTTCTTTATAGTATTTAGACTTTTGCCTGTCTAAGTGGGCTCTAGCCTCGGCAACTTGCTCTTTAAGGGCTATCTTTTTTCTCTTTATATCTTTTGGATCTTCAGTTTCTTCATCATAACTAAATTTCTCTTCTAATATAAAGTTTCTTTCTTCTGGTGATAAATGAGACTTTGTAGTTCTATAATATTCATCAAGAACATCAGCATCGTCCATTTTATCTATATCTTTATTTAAATTAACATAGTCAACTAAATCACCACCAGTTTCTTCCATAAAATCTACGACTTTTTGTATATTTTCTGGTAGTGGTTTACCTGTTGCTACAGCTTCTTCTATAGCTTCTTCAATTTTTTCTTCAGCTTCAACAACTTCTTCTTCAGTTACTTCTTGAACAACAGGTTGCACTTCTTCAGGTGTTTCGACTTTTTCTTCTTTTTTAGGTTCTTCATTAACAACAATAACTTCTTCTTCTTGCTTAACCTCTTCTTGTTTAACAGGTGGTTTGTCTATATTAACTTTTGTTATATTGTCTTCAGGTTTTTTTATTTTAACCTTAGTTACATTATCTTTTTTAGTCTCTTCGACTTTCTTTGTTTCTTCTGCCATAATAAAATTTTATAAAATATTAAATATTAAAGACCAAACCTATCAAGACTTGCGTCTCCTGTAAGTATATCATTACCTGAAGACTCAAATTTATTAAGTGAATCAGCCCCTTTTCTTTGATCTATCATTTGTTTTTGATGCATAGCTTGTCTATCAACTCTTTCATCTTTTCTATCTTCACGTAGAGATTCTAGCTTAGCAGCAGTTTCTTTTTCTTTACCTTTTAAATCAGTATTTAATTTAAACTCTAACATCATTAATTCTTTTTTAATTTTAGCTTCGTGTTCTAAATATCTCATTTGTAAAGAGTTTTTAGTTCTTTCTAATCCAACTTCATTATCATATTTAGCTTGTGTTTTTTCAAGTTCTATTTTAGCGGCTTCTTGAGCAGCCATATTAGTAGCTTGTGTTTGAGCTTGTATGTTTTGTTGTTGCATTATTTGATCACGCTCTTGTTTCTTTCTTCTTTTTATTTTTAAAAGTTGATTAGCTAGCTTTACGTTTTTAGTATCTCTTATATCTATAGCATCATCTAAGTCTATTAACTTTTGACTTAATGCCATTTGTATATTGTTTTCAAGTATAGCTTTTTCTTCTTCATCTGGCATTAGTTCTATGAATATACCAAAGTCATATAAATGTAAACTACCCATTTCAGTAAGTGTTGCTACATTGTGAGCACCTATAGCTCTTATAAAAGCATCACGCGTTGGCGAGTACTCTATTATATCTGATATTCTAAGTGATAAACACTCCGCAGCTTCAGCAGTTAAAAATAACATTGACTGTAATATGTGTCTTGTTGCTGTGTTTGAATTAGCAGCTGCTAGCTTTTGTACACCAACTAAAGCGTTACGATCTGGAGTACTAGCATCTCTTGCTTCGTTTAATCCGGTTACATCACGTATCATTTGTAAATAATAATTATACGTTTGTATTAGAGCTTGTAACTTACCTCCATTAACACCGTTGTTTATTTGTTGTATCGGTACTTTACCTGGATTTTGATCACCATCTGATGTAAAACTTCTACCTATAACACTACCAGTTTGGAAGAACATATTTAAAGCTTCTTGTGGATTGTAATTTGTTCCATTACCTAAATCTATTTCAGCTAAACCATCTGCATCTAAGTAAACACCATCAGGTACCATACGAGACATAACTTGCTGTAACTTTAAATGTGTTAACTGTATCATATCAGCAAAACCAGTTATTCTACCTACTAAACTCTCTATTCTACCTTCATACATACGAGGCGCTGTTATCTGGTAACTCATTTTAACTTTACTAAAATCAGAGTCTGATCTCATCATATTAGGCATCATACGCCATCTTAAAAGTTTATTAGAACCTAATAAATAAACACCTTCAAATAAAGCTTCAACAGATCTTTCTAGTTTACTAAAATCTCCTTCTTTATCTTCTGGTGGATTAAACGTATCATCTTTTTCAATAACTTTTTCTAAGCCAGCTGCAGTTTTCTTTAATTTATAAACATCGTTCATGTGTGTTTTAAAATTAAAATATAAAACGTGTATCTTGTTTTTATCTCTATGAGCTGATCTTCTGAGTGGATCTTGACCTTTATCAACTATTTGTTTTATATCTGGTTCAGTTAGTCCTGGAAACTCTTTTACAATTTCATTTATCGGTAATTCTTTTACTTCACCAACATAATATAAATCATCAAAGTATGGAGACTCAGTGTGTGAATAAACTAAATTAGCTGGATCAACATATTTTATTTTAGCACCTTCACTAAAATCAAAAGTAGTTTTTGTAGCACTTATACCTAACGTTGTTAAATCATATAGACATCTTCTTCTTATTAAGTCATAATCACTATTTTCCATTAAAACATTTATAGCTTGTTCTTCTGCTAACTCAACAGCTTGTTTATAATTAAGCTGCATATGTAGTTTTAATTCTTCTTCAGAGTCTGGTAAGCTTTCTTTATCATTTTCATATAAGTTCATATTAAATTGTTGAGCAACTAAATCGTTAAACTCTTTTGATCTTATATCTCTTAATACAGACTGCATATATTCAGTACGCTTGCTAACACCATAATCATCTTGTGAAAAGCAATTTATTTCATATGATCTTTGCGCCATACCATTTACAACGATATCTACGAACTTTGGTATAATAGGCACTGGCTTCCAGTCTAAGTTTAAATAAGATAAATCACCATTTATAGATAATTCATTTTTATATTTTTGAACAGACTGCTCGCCTCTTGCGTATAGTCTTAATTTATGAAAAGTATTTAAAGTGTGTTCAAACTTTGAGTTATGTCCGTTAAACCACTCGTATCTTATCGCTTGAGCAACCTTTAAACCATATTCATTACTAACTTTTTCAAAATCACTTACCGCTTGTGACGGAAAGTTTATATGCGAATACATCATACCTTTTTATTTATAATTCTAGATGATAGTCCTTTGTTATTATATTTTGCTATATTTAGGTTTAAAGCGGTTTTTTCTTTTTTAGGATTTGGTCTATACATATGTCTGTTACAAGCCATTATAGCTAAACCAGAACTTATAGATGCATCATGTCTAGTTCTTCTATTTATATCAAACTTAGACCAGTCATTTAGTGTTTCGTTAAAATACATACCACCGTAAGTATTATCTTCTAACATACCTACATGATCGTTAATATACATTTCAATAGCTGCTGCGTGAGCTTGCTTTATATCTTCACTTGAGTTTGGTACTCCACCTATTTCTTTTTCAGTTGTTGATAACTTATTCCATATTTTATCTGGTCTGTTCATACTAAAACCTCTGTAACCCCTTCTTCGTAAATAGTATAATAATCTTGGTTTGTTATTTTCTGCAAGTAGTGGCATACCATAAAATACTAACGCCATTAACACGTCTTCAAAAAACATATCAGCTGTTTGTGGTCTAGCTATATATTCTAAAAAGAAAGTGTTTGCTGGTGCATTTTCCATTGAAAACTTAGTTAAACCATGCAATGCACCTTTCGATCCAGTACCATCAACTGTACCTGATATGTCGTATGAGTCACAACCAAAAGCACCAACGTGTTCATTGCCTGGATATCTAACACCATTTTTTAATATAACACTATTTTGCATGTTGTTATCAGGAAACCAACTTATTTTAAACCTACCATTTGGATCTGGATTAAAAACAACTCTTGTATCTTTAACACCGTTTGTCCATTGAAAGTTGCCAATACTTAGTGTTGTCTCGTTTCTATTACCTTCGTTGTAGTCTATTTGTTCGTATATCTTAATTAAGTTAAATATACTATTTTTAGTTTCATCTCTAAACGCATGCTCTTCAGTTCTCGGAAACTGACGATAAAATTCATTTAAAGCATCTTGGTCATCACGTAAACCATCAGCTTCGTTCTCCCAGTGGTTTATAACGCCATAATCTATTTCTAGTCCTTGTGGATCAAATGTTTGTTGTTCAGGATTAGTGAACACAGGTCGTCCGAATTCATCAATGAATCCTTCATAATTCCATTCCATAGGAATAAACAAAGAATATAATCCCGACTTAGTTTGTCCATTTCTGTTGCGCTTGGTAACATCTGAATCATTGTACAAGTTTTTAAAATTATCACCTCCTTTATCTAACGCGTTACTTGTACTACCCATCATACACTTACCAACAACTCTACTACCTAAACGTAAACAAGTTTTTGTAACTCTCCAGTTATTTTTTATATTATCAGGTCTTTCCCACTTGCCACTTTCATCGTGAACTAATAAGTTTAATTTCTCGCCATCATAACTATTATCACCCGTATTCTTCCAGTCTATAGTTGTATCAAGACCTTCAACATCATCCATCTCTTCACGTTCACGTATTTTTTTACGTGTAAACTTTTTAGCTGGCACTCTATATGCTAGCTCTGACTTTGGCCTGTCCATACCATCTTGTATAGGTTTAAAAAAGAAAGGGTAGTTTAAACTTATTGGTACTACTTTGTCTGTAAACATTTTCTTTGCATCAGCACCTGATTTAGATAATATACCAAACCTACTATCACTAGCAAGTGTAGCTAGATTAACTGTTTCAGCAGAACTCATAAACGAAAAACCTGATCGTCTATTTTTTAAGTAACACATACCATAACATCTAGCATCTGCTTTACAAGCTTCCCAGAATATAAAAAACAGTTTATTTGCTTCTCTAAAATCTGGCGCACCTACATCTATTTTGCTCCACTGTAAATACATATAATGAGAGCCTGTTATATATGTTGGTTCACCTTTGTTCATAAACCAAAAACCTTCTTCTCTTCTTTTAAACTCTTCATCTATATAACCGTAGTGTTCTTCTTTAAAATCAAGAGAATAATCTTGCCAATCAAATACTGTTTTAATTTTTTTAAACTCAGGCTTGTCTGTAAATCGTTTCCACTTTTGCTCTGACTTTATCTTACTACAAGAATATATTTCTTTTGGTTGTTTTGGTAAAGCTATTTTTAAACCTTGTATTTCAACAACATCACCTATCATACCAGTCTTTGATATAACAACAACATCGTTTTCTTTATTATAACCATACTTCCACTTTTTAGATTTATTTAATCTTTTTATAGTGTTTATACGTATTGGTTCTATTATTTTATATAAACTTTGCTCGTACTTCATTTTGATCTACCTTCTGCAAAACCTTTAAATGTTGTTTGCTTTTTTTCTTGAACTTTACCTTCTATTATATTTTCTTCTTCGTGTATACGATTAAGTATTTCAAACGCATCAAATATAGCTAGCTTTTTAGTTGCTGCTGCATTTTTTAATCTGTCAGCTGATATATCATCATCACTATCAACTATAGGTTCTTTAGCAACTTTAATAAGTTCTTCAACGGCTTTGCGCCCAGCTTGGATTATATTCTTTTTCGTCTCCTTTATATTCATATTTAATTGTAATAAATTTATTTAAAACTCTATATAATCTTTCACTGTTTATAACAAATTCATATTCACTATTAGGTGTAAAGCCAACTAAAGTATTTATATCAAAAGTACCGTCGTTATATTTTATAATACCTATAAGAGATCTTTCTGTTTCTTTAACAAACTTATCATTTGATACTATAGGTTTTACAAAACTATAACCAGGCATAGCAGACCAACTAGCTTTTTTATATAAGTATATTTGATCTTTTGATATTATATATTTGTCTTCTTTCCAATAAGATCTACTATTTTTTTCTCTACCTTTAACATCGTGCCATCTTCTAAAAACATTATGATGTATTATAACTTCATCACCAACACTTATAGGTGTTTTATATAAAAGTGGTATAGATACAACTTTTGCTAATCTGTTTATATACTGATGATTAAATATTTCAGTGTTTAATATTAATTCTTTGTTATCGACTCGCTTAACATTATTATAACGCTCGCCAATAGGAGAAACAATAAAATCTTTATAACCATCCATTAGTACTCTAAGTTATACTCAACTGATATAGCCATGTTTTTATTAAAGTCTTTCCAAGGTATAACAACTTTTTCTTTTTTAATATAAACACAGTACTTATCTTCTTCTTCTATTATATCACAAATTTTATGACCACCATAAACTTCTTGATTAACAGAGTAATGCATAGAGTCGTTCTTATAATCTTTACCTATAGTAATTTTTCTTATAATATTATTTTTCATCTTTAGGCCAATTAATAGTTCCGTCTGTCAAGTTAATATCGTAACTACCATATTCTTTCAGCATTTTATCTTGTAGCAGAGAAACAGTATCATTGCCTAAAGCTATTTCGTGTAACAACTTATGCTTTTGAGTTTCTAATCTACCTATATTAAATTGAAGACTATTTATTTTATTTACCGCATCTAGTAATTGATCTAAATGCTCTTTTGATATTTTGTCAACTCTTGGTTTAAGATCAACAACCTTTTCTTTTTTTGCCATAATTTAATTTAATTTAATTTGTTTTTATTTTATCTTTCAAATCCAAGTCTTATTCTTATTGGATTAGCATTTACCAACTCGTCATCATCAGCTAAGTCTGTTCCACCAGCTATAGGCGCATTTAATGTTATTGTACTAGCTGTTACAGATTTAACAGTACCTAAAGGAGAATCTACGTCATGCACATAAACAGTATCACCAATAGAAAACATAGTATGAGCTTTAACACCATCAACAGCTATAGTATCTTCTGTATCACTTGTTATAGCACCATTAACTATTACACCCGTTTGAAAACCTCTTGCAACAGAATCTAAAACACCCATTACATAAAGTTTATCAAAACCAACGTGTGATCCACTTTCAGGTTCAAAATCCATAATAATAGGTAAGCCCGCAACAGATCCTGTGCCTGTATTACCAGGTCCTAATGTTAAACTTGTATTATATGAAAATCCAAAAGCAAAAGAATCTGAATTATATATATGAGCATCAGGATCTAGTAAGCAATTACCTATAAGTTTATCTCTATAACCATTTGCGCTTTCACCAACAGTAGCAGAGCTAAAAGCAGTTCCTACAGTTCCCATAGACTGAGGCGCTTGACCATTTGTCGACTTAGCGAAAAAAAGACTAATACCAGACTTACCAGAAGCGTGTGTACTAGAATCTTCACCATTAACTAAAGCGTATACAGTTCTTAAAACACTAGTTCCTCTAGGTATATCTACCGCTGTCCAATCAAATAATATATCATTTATACCAATATCTATATGGGCTTTATTAGATGCTATTATGTTTGAAACATCACCATTAACTATATCAGGTATTACGTCTACTGTAAAAAAATTTTTCATTTTATTTTTTATTTATTTGTTCATTTTTCTTTGACGATCCTCCAAAGAAGAAGTCGACAACTGTGTTAACTTTGGCGCTCATAGCACCGAATATTGTTGAGATGAAACTAATTTCAAACTCACCTAAGTTTATTTCTTTAACTACAAAGACTTTAAACATCATAAAACTTAGTCCGAAGTACGCAGCAGTAAATAACGTTGCAAGTACTTTTTGAATAAACGCGTCGTCTTTGTACATATCTCTAGCGCTCTTTCTGTCTTCGACTTCTTTTGCGAAGGCTTCTTTTTCAGCTTCGAGTAGTAAGCTCTTGATTGCAAGCTTAGCTTCAGCTCTTTCTTTGTCTGTTGTAACAACTTTGTCAAGTATTCCTTCTGCATTATTAACTACTTTACTGAATAAACTACCAATTACATTTCCTATCATCGTTCATTATCTTTTATCATATCATCGATAGACTTATTCATTACCTTATCGGTGTATGATTTGTTATTAAAAAATACACTCTTTACTGAAGTCGGTATATCTTCTTCACCTAAGAGTATTCTATATATTCTACTTATTAAGTGCGAACACTTAAAGGAGGTTTTGAATACAGAGTATTTGATGGTTGTTCTGTTTCTGTGTCGC